GCTCACAAGCGAGATGACTCCGGTAGCGTCCTTCCGTTGTGTGGGGAACATTTGACGAACCCTGACAATAGTAATGTCATGGCCGTCATAATATTCACCACCGCAAGACTCCCGGAACTTTCCGTTCCAGTAAGACTTGCTCGCGTTAACTCGGAACCCGAAAGTTTCGAGTACGTGAACAACGGAGCGCACATACTCTACAGGGATAATAATATCATCCCCGTAGACTCGCACCTGGTTCCGAAGACGTTTGACGTCATCAGGACCCAGGGGTGTGTTAAGCCCTTTGCTGTTTTCTATCCCCATGAAGATCAATGTCGTGAAGACCATTGCCTCCATAGGGAAACAGAGGGCTGAACCCATAGTCGCGAACTTGGCCAGGCGAATAACGCCATGGCCAGGTACATTAGCCTTCCGTGAGCGCGAAGCATCCACGGCCCCATGCAAAAAGGGCCAAGGAGCAAGCATCTCACGTACGAGCTGATTAGAGACGCGATCGGAGGCTTCACTCAGATCGAGTGTAGCCAGCTTCCCAGACTGGGAAGCACTCAAGGCCATCCGTTGGTTAACGGATTGGTCCTTAAAGCCGATGATTCGCCGTAAGGAGTCATCCTCACTAAGCGAATCTAGAATTAGAGGTAGAATCGCCTGCTGTGCATATTGCATAGCAGTTGGTTCAATTCCAATGATTCTAGGTGTCTTTAGCGATTTAGGTACGTTGATAACCTTAACAGGTATCTCCATACCAGGTTCGCGGAAATCCACCCTATCCAGAGAAGCGAGATGACTCTGATTAGGGATAAGGTATTCCCCAGCAGGGAATGCCTCTTCGAGGCGAGAAGTCCACGTACGCTGATTAAACTTTTGGTTTCCCATCAGTCTATCAGCTGTGGCTCCTGGCCCATGTTTCGGGACGGGCTCGAAGGCGAGGACTTGATTGTCCACACGCTCAAACACGTCACCGAATAGCATAGAAGAAATGCGACGGAACTGCTCCATTTCTGGAACAGTATCCGTAACGTTCTTCTCGCGGATTTCCATCTCACACTTGACGAACTCTAGCATAGCGTTTCGCACCCTTGTATCGCTACAAGGGAGCTTAACCTTGCTAAAAACCAGCGTAAGCTGATTGATGGCACGGATTGCATCTATACAGGGATCGTCAAGTAACACACCACTGTCTCGGTCGAACACACGATCGAGGAAACCTCCGAGAAATCGGGGGAGACCTCCTTTCCACTGGAAACCAGTGAAAAGACGTCGATCGACCTGTCCTTGGTCAAGACACTTTCGGGTGTCTTTTCCAAATTCAGGTAGGG